ATTTCGCGCAGGACTTTGGCGCGGACGTTCGCAACATTCTCCAGTCGCCATCGTTTAAGCAGACATTTCCGCAATTCGCCTTGCGCCAGGGCGGCGCGTCGAAGGGCAGAATTCAGGCAGATCGCGGCGGCATGGCAGCGTTTGTTGGTCGCGGCGGCTCAATCACAGGTCGTGGTGCTGACTTTCTAATCATTGACGATCCGATCAAGGATGCCGAAGAAGCGGGTAGCCCATCGGTTCGCCAGAAGTTGTGGGAATGGTTCACCCAGGTCGCAATGACGCGTCTGATGAACAGCGCAGCCAGCGTGATTATTGTTCACACGCGTTGGAATGAGGACGATTTGATTGGCCGCCTGACTGATCCGACCAACCCGAATTTCAGTGAAGAAGAGGCATCGAAGTGGAAGATCATCAACCTGCCTGCGATTGCAGAAAACGATGATCCGCTGGGGCGCAAGAAGGGCGAGCTTTTGTGGCCAGAGCGTTTTGACATGGAATTCATGGAGGCTCAGCGCCGACTCGATCCGCGAGGTTTCTCTGCGCTCTACCAGCAGCGTCCGACGCCGGAAGATGGTGACTTTTTCCGCAGGGACTACATCGTAGAATATAACAAGAAGGAATTGCCGGAAGATTTGCGGATTTACGCCGCGAGCGATCACGCAATCGGGCAAGACCGTCGGCGTTCGGACAGTACCGTGCTATTGATCGTTGGGATCGATGGAGTTGGCGACATCTATTTGCTGGACTGTTGGTGGGAGCAGGCCAGCTCCGATCAGACTGTCAATGCGATGCTGCGGATGATGAAGAAATGGAAGCCATTGCTGTGGTGGGCAGAAAAAGGCCATATCAGCAAGGCAATCGGGCCATTTTTGCGTAAGCGCATGATGGAAGAGCACACATATTGCGCCATCGAGGAAGTAACTCCGGTGGCTAACAAGGTACAGCGAGCGCAGTCGATCCAGGGCCGGATGGCAATGGGCAAGGTGAAGTTCCCGAAGGGACCGGCCTGGGTGCAAAAAGCATACGACGAGCTTTTGAAATTTCCGAACGCCAGGCATGACGACTTTGTGGACACGATTGCTTGGATTGGGATGGGGCTGGCACGGCAAGCCGGTCCTGGCGCTGCAAAGCCAAAAGTCAGTTCGATTCCTACCGGAACGCTGGCGTGGGTGAAGATGGATAGCAAGTTCCGCGAGCGGCAGGAACGACTTGAACGTATGACAGGAGGCTTCTAATGGAAGAATCGATGGAAATTATTGTTGCCGCTGGCGGAGAAAAGGATTGCGAGCCAACCCTGCGTCGCCAGCAGCTTGTATCGGACGTGATTTCGCGCGTGAACAATGCGAAGAATCACCACAAGAAAAAGTTTGACCAGATGCGTCGGGACATGGACCTTGCTTTGCATGGTTATGACGACCGCGAATGGGACGGTACGCGCTACACCGCAAACCTGATTAACCGTCATGTTCAGCAGCGCACAGCTGCGCTGTATGCGAAAAACCCGCGCGCTGTCGCCAAGCGCCGTAATCGCCTGGACTTTGTGAGCTGGGACGGTGACGAGAAGAAGCTGGCGCAGGCGTATGAGCTTCGTGCTCAGGCCATGATGGCGGGGCAGATGATGCCGCCGCAGGCTGAAATGCTCATCACTGAGTATGAGTCAGTCATGGATAAGCGCCGCAAGGTTGATGCTGTTGGCCAGACGCTTGAAACCTTGTTCAGCTACTTCATGGATGAGGCGCAGCCGAGCTTCAAGTCGCAGATGAAGAGCCTGGTCCGTCGCGTAATCACCACTTCGGCAGGCTATGTAAAGCTCGGGTTCCAGCGTGAAATGGACCGCCATCCTGAGATTGCGGCCAAGATTCACGATGTCACTGCGCGCATTGACCACCTTCGCCGCATTGCCAGCGAAGCAGCAGAGGGCGACATCAGCCGCGACGATCCTGAGATCGAAGAATTGATGCTGTCGCTCAAGGCGCTGATCGACGAGCCGGAAATGATTGTCCGCGAGGGGATGCTGTTCGACTTCCCTGAGTCAACTGCAATTATTGTTGATCCTATGTGCCGCCAGCTGCGAGGTTTTGTGGGTGCTCGCTGGATTGCCCATGAGCTGTTCTTGACGCCGGATGAGGTGCATGAAATCTACGATGTCGATATGGAAGGCAAATTCACGCCTTACGACACCAAGGGCCGCAAGCAAGACAGCGCAACCGTCACGATGGGCGCGCTTGCTGAAACTTCGACCGAGGAAACCAAGAAAGGGCTGGTCTGCGTTTATGAGGTGTACGACAAGCCGTCCGGCCTGGTTTATGTCGTTGCTGAGGGCCACAAGGATTTCCTGTGCGAACCGGCAGCACCGAAGCTCAAGGTTGATTCCTTCTGGCCGATTTTCTCCCTGGTGTTCAACGAAGTTGAGCACAAGGATGAAATCTTCCCGCCGTCTGACGTGCAGCTGATCGCGCCGATGCAGGCTGAGTACAACCGCGCTCGCCAAGGCTTGCGTGAGCATCGTCGCGCCAACCGTCCGAAGTATGTGAGCCCAGCCGGTCGCCTCGAAGATGAGGACAAGGACAAGCTCAAGGCACACCCAGCCAATGCTGTGATCGAGATTCAGGGTATGGCTGCGGGCGAGAAGGTCGGCGACTTGATCCAGCCGGTCAAGATGATCGGCATTGACCCCAATCTTTATGAGGTTAATACGATCTTTGACGACATCCAGCTGGTCGTGGGTAGCCAAGAAGCGCAGTTTGGTGGCGTTTCAGGTTCAACCGCGACGGAAACCAGCATTGCCGAATCCGCCAGAATGTCCGCATTGGGCGCGCAGATCGGCGAGCTGGACAGCTTTATGTCCGAAGTCACGCGTGCGGCTGGTCAGATTCTCTTGACCGAAATGAGCACCGAGCAGGTGAAGAAGATCGTCGGTCCTGGCGCAATCTGGCCTGAGTTGTCGTATCAGGAGATTCAGGAAGAAGTGTTCCTCGAGATCGAGGCTGGATCGACTGGCAAGCCAAACCAGGCCGCCGAGCTGCGCAACATCGAGCGTATGCTGCCTTACCTGCTGCAAATGCCTGGCATCGATCCGAAGTGGCTGGTCAAGGCGGTACTCAAGCGCCTGGACGACAAGCTCGACATCGACGAGGCAATGGCCAATCAGATCCCATCGATTGTCGCCATGAATGCAGTGAAGAATGCGCAGGCTGCAATGGGACAAATGGGCGGCGGTCCAGCCGATCCGAATATGCAGGGCGCAGCGGGCGGAAACAACGTCGTTGCGATGCCATCCCCAGCACAAGCTGGTGGATCGCTGCCTGCGATGGGTGCAAACAATGTCTAGCTTTTTTGCGCTACAACTGTCTGATTTATGTTGTACGACAGACAGATTGTCGGCAAAATAGTGGCATAGGAGGGACGTTATGGCAGATATGCAAAACGAGTCGGTTTCGTCCACCGACGAAGAGGATGTTGCAGCTGAAACCCTTGAGGCGACAGAGGCAAGTGAAGCGGAGTCATCCACCGCAGATGGCGATGATGATGAAGGTCTGCTCGCCGTAGTCCGAAATGCCGTTGAGGAATCAAAGGATGAGGACGACGAGAGTTCCATAGAGGCTTCGCCAGCCGAGGAAGAGGTAACGGACCAGGGTGAAGAGCAAGTCGAGGAATCTTCTGATGCGCACGAAGAAGAAGATTACGAAGGATTGCCCTTCAACAAGCACCCGCGCTTTCAAAAGCTGATCCGTCAGCGGAATGAGTATCGGGAGAAAGCTAAAAACTACGACTTTGTTCAGGATTTCATGGACCAGAACAGCTTGAGTGCCGACGAGGTGGCTCAGGGGTTCCGGCTCATGGCGATGATGAAATCGCAGCCTGAATTGGCGTACCAAGAGCTAGGCAAGATTGTCGGGGATTTGGCCCTGACGTCTGGCGCAACTCTCCCAGAGGATCTTGCTCGCAAAGTCGAAGATGGCTATGTGGATCAAGAAACCGCTCAGACCCTATGGCGTGACCAACTAAATGCGAGGCGGGAGGCAGAGCGAGCGGCAGCTGAGAATCAGCGCTACCGCATGGCTGAGCAACAGAACGTAGCACGTTCGATGGCTGAGTCTGTGATGGCCTGGGAAAGCACTGTTCGCAAAAACGACCCTGATTACGACCTTAAAGCAGACATGGTAGAAGATCGCGTTAAATCTCTTGTCGCCGAGAGGGGCAGACCAAGATCAAACGCAGAGGCACAAGGCTTAGTCAAAGAGGCTTATGACCATGTGTCCGCGCGCTTGAAAACGGTCAAAGGCGTAAAACAGCCCATGAAAACAGCGGTCGGTGGAAAGGTAAGTGGAACGCCCACGCCTGAGCCTCAGTCGCTTCTGGACGTTATTCAGAACACCTTGGCTCAGAGGGCATGACTTTAATCATCTTCTGACGAGGTACTAATCATGGCATTTACTGCTGCTGAGTTGGCCAACATTGCCAACGCATCCCTGGACTACTTTATCGACAAAGGTAAAGTTTATTCTTCAACCATTCAGGACAAGCCGCTTTTGGCTGCTATGGACGCGAAGGCTAAAACCTTCCCTGGCGGCAAGGGTGACGTTTCTGTTGCTGTGAAGGGCGAGTACACCACTACGGTTGCTGGCTACACTCACAACGACACCGTGACCTACGCTAATCCTGCAAACATCCAGCGTGCTAACTACACCTGGCGTGAGCATCATGCTGGTATCAGCGTGACCCTGACCGAGCTCAAGCACGACGGCATTTCTGTCGTTGATTCCTTGAACAGCGGTTCAGTATCCAACCACTCTGGCCGTGAGCAAACCGCTCTTGCAAACCTGTTGCAGGACAAGCTCGAGGACATGATGGAAGGCTACGCTCGCGGCATGAACGATCTGCTGTGGGACGACGGTACGACCGATCCGAAGGCAATCGCTGGTATTCGCTCAATCATCAAGGACGATCCGACCCTGGCCGGTTCTACCGTTGGTGGCATCAATCAGTCTTTGGCTGCAAACGCTTGGTGGCGCAACCGCGTTGACCTGGCTGTTTCTACCACTGCTGGTGGTGTTGAGCTGACTGAGAAGCTGAACAGCGAGTTCCGCCAGCTGCGTCGCTACGGCGGTCGCCCTGACATCGCTCTCTGCGGTTCTGACTTCCTCGACCGTCTGGCAACCGAGCTTCGCAACAAGGGTTACTTCACCCAGAACGGCTTTGCTCGTCGCAACGACATCGGCGTAGGCGACATCACTCTGGAAGGTGTGGTGTTCAAGTACGACCCGAGCATGGATGACATCGGCACGACCCTTGGTGGCTCTACTGACTACGCGAAGCGTTGTTATGTTGTAGATAGCGCCAAGATCAACCTGATGTATATGGATGGCGAAAAGATGAAGCGCCATTCTCCTGCGCGTCCGGCGGATCAGTACGTTATGTACCGTTCCATCACCACGACTGCTGTTCTGGGTGCTTCCCAGCTCAACTGTCACGGTGTTTATCAGTTCTCGTAACTGATGGTAGGGGGAGTGGCTTCGGCTGCTCCCCCTTTTCACTTTAAGGAGTAACTATGCAAATTTGTACAGCCCTTGTTTTGATTGGTGGTGACATTGGAAACAGCGTCGGCGTCAACTTCGTTACTGCGCCTGAGATCGCAGTTTTACAGGCGAAGCATGGCCGCGATGCGATTCGCAGCATCACGATCAAAGAAGATAAGAAAGTGGACCACGATGAAGAGCGTGAGCGTCTGGCGTTGAAGTACGGTGCAGAAACCGTTTTCTCGCTGTTTGGGCAATTTGGCAATCTGCCAGAAACCCTGAAAGAAGCGCGCATCCATGATGACTTCATCGAGGCTGATCTAACCGCAAAGCGTACTCGCAAGAAAACCGAGGACGTTGTAGAAGCAAGCGGAGAATAAAAGATGGCGCGTGGCACGACCCTGGGACAGCTAGTCGAAGATTTGCGAGCCGAAGCCGGTCACGCGCTTTCACCCGCACTTGGCGCATCAACGCGCGAAGTGATGATTTCAATCCTGCGCAGACAGCAGAAACGCCTATGGGAAGATTTTGCCTGGCCGTTCTTGCGTGTTCGCGAGGATGTTCCTGTGCAGGCTGGCCTGCGCTATTACAACATTCCGTCCAACCTGACTTACGAGCGCATCGAGCGCATGGAATTTAAGTGGGGCGACCGCTGGATGCAGATGGGTTTTGGCATCGGCATCGAGCACATGAATCAGTACGACTCAGACCGCGACATCCGCAGCTATCCGGTGTATCGCTACCAAGAAGCGCCGAATGGTCAGGTCGAAGTCTGGCCGATTCCAAGCGAGAACGGCGATCTTACGATCCACGAAGGCATCCTTCGTTTTACCGGCATTCGTAACCTTGGTCCGCTGACCGCAGACAGCGACAGAGCGGACTTGGACGACCAGCTGATCGTTCTCTTTGCTGCAACAGAATTGCTGTCACGCCAAAAGGCGGGCGACGCAAAAGAAAAAGGCTTGCAGGCTCAAGCACACTATATGCGGTTGAAGGCGCGTAACTCGAAGTCTGATCCGTTTGTGATGAGCCAGGACGAGCCGCTCGCGTACACACCAAAGGGACCGCCAATGGTCGCCATACAGAAACCGTGACATGGCTTACTTTCTCATTGAGGATTTTAAGGCTGGGCTAGATGCCCGCCGAATGGCAGTTTCGAGCGTACCGGGTTCTCTGCTCGAGCTGACAAACGCACACATTACTCGCGGCGGCGAGATCGAAAAGCGACCGGCATTTGTGCCGGTTTCTTCGTTGCCGAGCGATTCTTTTGGTCTGCACGCGGTAGGCACTGCGCTGTACACCTTCGGTTCGGCAGCAAGCGTCACGATCCCATCCGACGCGCCAGCGAATCTGACCTATCAGCAGCTCAGTCACCCAAGCTCGCTGAATATGACCAAGATCCTGCATACCTCGACCTTCAATGGTTTGCCGTATGTCATTGCGCAGTACGACGATGGATCGGTCTGGCATTTCTACAACGGCTCACGCATCAGCGATTGGGAAGATGGCCGAGCGCGCGCCAGCTTCACGGTGACTGGCGGGACAGCAGGCGGCGTTCAGGCGACAGCCAGCTTCGAGGTGACAGGCGGGATCAACTCGCCATCGGACACTATTAGCCAGATTCGTATTGGCACGTTCCCGCTGATTTCTGGCATCGTCCAGCATGACGGCTCTAATACCTCAACCGCAGCATCGTTGGCCAACGCGATCAACTCGTTTGTCGGCAGCCCTGATTTCACTGCGGTCGCAGCTGGATCAACAGTAACGATTACCGCTGTCACCCCAGGCACAACCTATAACGGCATGACGCTCAGCGTGACCACCAATGGTGGCTTTACTGTGGGCAGTCTGGTCAATGCGACTGGCGGCGTAGATAACGCGGTTGCACTGATAACAGTCAATGGCGTGCGCATTACTGGCACTCCGGTTTTGCATACCGGCGACGACACTGAAACCGCAGAAGCCGTCGCGGCTGAGATCAACAACTACTCGAGCTCACCCGACTACTTTGCAACCTCCGTAGGCGCGAAAGTGAATGTGGTGTCGGTGACTGGCGGTACAGGGCCAAATGGCTATGGCGTTTTCATCGTCAACACCGGCGATGTCACCACCAGCACAACCAGCACCTCAATGGCGGGCGGTGCTGCAACAGCAGGTACTTATATTCCTGGTGAATACGCGAAACCTGCTAAAGCCAAAATGTATTCGGTAGCCGGTTCTGCGCTGCATTTCTCCAAGATCGACGATCCGACTGACCTGTTTGATACCGTCGGTGGCGCTGGCTTCGTCAACCTGTCAAATAGCGCGGAAGGTTCTGAGGCGCTGACCGCGATTGCAAACTACCAGACCAACCTGGCGATCTTTTCTGAGCGGACCGTGCAAATCTGGTTCATCGATGTCGATGCGGCAGCAAACCAACAGCTCCAAGTCTTGAATAACACCGGCGCGATTGCGCCTCGCTCGATTGTGGAGTGGGGTGATGCGGACGTGTTTTACCTGTCTGAGTCTGGAATTCGCTCGCTGCGCTCTCGCGACGCCTATAACGCTGCTTTTACCAGCGACGTAGGGAACGCGATCGACGAGCTGATTACCGCAGAGCTGCGCACCAATCGTCTTGCTGCGCAGAATGCAATCGGCATCCTCGAGCCGCGCGATGGTCGCTATATGCTGGCCATTGGCGAGAAAATCTATGTGTTCAGCTACTTCTCGGCATCTAAGGTAAGCGCCTGGTCCACTTACGAGCCAGGCTTTGCTGTCGAGGCTTGGGGCATTGTGGGGCGGAAGCTGTACTGTCGAGCCGACAATCAGCTGTATCTGTTCGGCGGCGATGACGGCGCAACCTACGACAACTCGACGGTGACGGTCCAACTGCCTTATCTGGATGCCAGCTCACCGGCGACCAAGAAATCCTTTTACGGCCTCGACATTGCGTGCGAAGGCCAGTGGACGATTGAAACCTGTACCGATCCGAATGACCTGACCAAGCGCCAGACTGTCGCAACGGTTTATGAAACAACCTACGACCTGGGACACGCGACATTGCAGGAATACGGCACAACGCTGGCATTCCGTTTGACCAACAACCTGACAGGTCCAGCGAAGATCGGCAATTTGGTGCTGCATTACACCGGCGGTGAGGCTGGGTGAAGGTAATCGATCAGATTTTGCCGTTGGTTTGGGATACGGCTTTTCGGATGCGGGAGAAGGATTACGAAGAGCTGAGCTGCATTTTTGAGGGTAAATCCCGCAAGGAATTGGCGGACATTTTGGCGGTTCAGTACGCGCCTCATCCGACAATCAAGCTGTATGCCCTAGACGACGGCACACCGACGGTGGTGATGGGATGGACGATGGTACGGCCTGGGACAGCTCAAATTGGGATGTTTGCCACCGATGACTTCGGTAGAATAAAAGCAGCGGTAAGTAAGCACATCGTCAGACATTTTTTCGACGACATCAATACTTACAACATACACCGCATGGAGTGTTTTAGCCTGGGTACACACACCGAGGCGCACGAATGGATTGAGTGGCTAGGGCTCAAAAAAGAGGCAGAAATCCCTGGCTACGGCAAAAACGGCGAAATGTTTGTGTCCTTCGCCTGGACACGCGGACCCGACGCAACGCAAGTGAAATGGCGGCGCGGCGGAGAACTACGTTAGAGGTGAAGGTATGTGCTTATCA